ATGATATCTGGTTCCCAGTAAGTTAGTTACATTATTTACTTCCCATTTAGTATTGGCAGAGTTGTAGGTTAAGATATCATTATTACTAGGGTGCTTAATTATATCATAATTTGTATCCCCTAGGTCATACAACCAATAAGAACCCGATCCCGGACCGTGCGCAGCTATTTTACCAATAGCTTGCTCTAAAAACTTTAACTTCTTTTGAACTGCATCAAAGTTCTTTTCTACCAGGGTAGGTTGTGGTTGCTGGAAAGAATTCTCTTCTAGCTTGACTTCTTTATGAATATGATTGACCGCTCTACTAATTAAGTCGGTAGGTTCGACGGTTTCGGTTCTGGGGGTATCGGGTGGGGATGCTTCTTCAATGGTGGTGGATGTTTCGGCGGCTTGTGCTTGAACCAGCTCATTGGACTCTTCCTTAATAATACCTAACAGTTCTTCAAACGTAGGTGGTTTAGGGTATTCGATATTTACTTTTTTAATAATATTAACTGCAACCTTAGAAGCATCAAGCAAATCATTAATAGTGTTACTACGAATTGATTCTTTAATCTCTTGCTGTAGTTGGTTATAGCGCTCAACTTCTTCAACCAAAGCAGGATCAATGGGCTCGTTCATAGCTTTAGCCCACTTTACCAAAATCTGCTTTTCTTTTATACTTTTCATTGATTTTTAGTTGCCTTGCCTGTATAATCCATAAGTGGGCGGTTGAGAATTACCTTGGTCTAGCAGCAAAATTTGCTCTACTAAACTCTGCTCTATCTACAAACTTAGTCGGTCTGTTATTTCTGATAACGACAAAGCCTTCTGGTTTAGCAGGCTTACCCCCGGTGATCTTAGTTGATCCAGGTTCAGGTATCGAATGTTCGAACTTAGGTTTAGCAGACAACGAATGAACCAATTGATCTTTGGCAGCCTGTAAGTGATGATGCATATCTAAGATCTTCTGAAACTTATCAGAATGTTTATTTACATGGGCTAAGTCTTCTTGCATCTTATCGGTCTTAGTACCAACAGCCTTTGCTGTCTTTACCTTAGCAATATCTTTAAGATGCCGATCTCTTAAGTGTTCAGAATAACCTTGAACCGATGGCTTGGTACCATCTCTTACGGTCTTATTAATGTAAGTTTTCAAATGTTCTTGATGACCCTCTATAGCACCGTAGTGCTTTTTATCGGTACTGTTAAAGGCTTGTTTTGCCTGGGTCATATGATGTTCATACGTATGTGACTGGTTTGTATTCAGATCGGCCTTATGAACATCGTCTACGGTACTTATAACATGGACATCTGGATGCTTAGGGAAGTGAGAAAGATCGGCACCGTATTGTGCTTTCATTCCTGCTAATGTATTACCTTCGTAGGCAGTATGTACGGCAACTCCAAACTTAGAACTTGCAACCTTCTTACCTTCTGCCGAACTATGAGTTGTAGAGTAAGTAAGAGTATTTGGCTTAAAGTGAAACTTACCACCTTCGTTAACAACGTCACCGTGTGGGTTATCTTTTGACTTGATACCCGAGTGCATTACGTCACCTTGGTAGACCCCTGTCTTAGGTGTTACTTTAGGTAGATGTTCAAGTGCCTGTTTTAACTTCTGAACCAATCCTGGTGCATGCCCGTGATTTTTTTCAATGTCTTCTGGTGTATAATTTAACTTAGGATCTTTATTGAAAACCGATTTTGATGCAACAAAAAAAGCACCTGTCTCCGGGTGATGACCAAATACGATAGAAGGCGAACCATCGTACTTAGTTGCAATCTTAGTCTTGTTCTTCTTACCGTTAACCTGGTCTTTGACGTCTTCTAAGTTATGATAGGCATGGGCAAAGCCTTCCATACCATCATTAATGACATGGTCTTCTGCATGCTCTAAATGCGTTAATTTTTCTTCTGAAGCAGCTTCAGTTAAATATGATGATAGTGACTGCATTACCTTACCTTAAACTTTGTATCATTAGGATACTCACCAGCTTTTGAATTTCTTAATTCAATTAAATAACTTTTTTCGTTATTACCGCAAATAATTGAAATTTGTTTAGAAGTTGCTGATGGATATTTAATTTCATATATTTTAATATTACCTGTAAGTTTATCCAACTTGTTACGGTCTATCCAAAACACATCCCAACCATTAGACGTACGACGAACATAAAAATAGTTCATACCCCATGCACGTTCAAATATAGCTTTTATTGCTGCAGTGTCTACCCGCTTAACTGGAAACTTAGGTCTTCCAAAACTTGGAAGTTTATTACGAGCATCAAACCCTGCCTGCACCTTATTCAAGTCAACACCGAAAGCATTTAAAAATTCAGCTCCTGGGGAGTTTGGCTGTAAGTCTCCTTTTGCATTAAACAAAGAAGCGGCACCTGAATACGAACTGAATGTGGAACCGCTTGCATCTTTAAGAGAAATATACCACTCTTTTCCTGTTGTATCAGTGAGAATAATATCACCAATAATAGCACCTAATTTTTCTATAGGTACGCCTTCTTTTTTTGTAGATCCAGTTCTTTGCCTAACTGAAGCAATCTCTCTATCTCTGAATACCTTATTTGATTCATCTAACGAAGAAACTAGGTCTACCATTTCTGGGCTTGGACTCTTTACTTTAAAATATTGAGCAAGGTCAGCTACTGTCTTTGTCTCGAAATTTTCACCTTTATTAGCACCTCGTGCAATAACTAAGTCAAAATTCTGACCTTTAAAATCAAAATTGTAACTCGGAAATTTAGAGCTGTTAGGGGAAATATAATTAAACTTAATATTGAGTATATCTTTAGAAGCTCTCTTAAGAATCTCCCCTAAGTTCTTTATTAGATTATCAGAAGTATCTTGCTGTTTGTTAACAAGCTGAAGACGAAACTCACGAGATGTCCTGAGAATCTTGCCGGGTTTACCCGCAGGTGCTAGAGGAGCTACCTGATAGTTGTAAGGCTTTAATATTTGATTAAGCCAGTCGCCAAGTGTTTTGAATTCGGTGGTGGTCATTCATATATTTATACATTAAAAAACCCCCTGACGGGGGCTAAAAATTAGATTTTTAAGTAGTGATTAATGATCTTATCTTTAATCATATCAGGAATACTAAGATATGGCCATTGCAATTCAAATGGGCAACCCGGAGTATCCCATTTTCGATTAACTACAAAGTTACGATATTGATCAATATGTATCTTATCTTCGGGGCTAAAGCGAACTCGTTGTCGCTGGACTTGTGCTAAAACATTCATTCTTTAGTCTCCGTATCATAGTTAACCACATGAATCATCTTATCTCCCATCCAAGGAGAACCATTTTCGAACTGATAAGGTGTTCCGTCACCATGTCCATCTTCTAAAGATTTATTCATCCTACGAAACTCTTCATAGGTAATTTCTTTAGTCGTTAGAATACGTTCACCAAGATCCATCTGACTGTACTGCTCGGCCTGATTAAGGGTAACAGTATCCCCGGCATGCTCGGCTTCTTTACATTCAATAACGTATCTGGTACGAAACATCTGAATAGCATCTACAACAAATAAAGGCATAACGACTCCATAATAAATTAATGCCGGTTACGATATCCGGCGTCCCTTAGGAGAGACCGTTCAAGTCACATCAGTTAAAAACTGAGCTGCCAACGGCTGCGTAAGCGGCGGCAATCATACGGCGTGAGGGCGTACCCAAGCGATATGCAGTTTTACCATTCTTAGCAGTATTGCTATAGATGGAATAACCTTGTGCGCGCAACTCGGAGATGCGAGCGGCTACAGAGGTTTCTGTAGTACCAAACAAACCTGCCATTTGACCGGCAGTAAATTGACGGCCATGTGACAAAGTTTTAAGTACACTGTTTTGCAAAGACATAATATTTCCTTAATATAGAAATGCCCCACCATTAAAAAGTTACGAGGGCGGTGGTCTTTCCCTCGTAACAGAGAATTAAGCTTCAGCTAGTTCTTTGATTGATTCAAGCTCTAGATCAACTACTTCCTCTTTCGCAGCCTTGATTATAGGCTGTTTCACAGTTTTCGTCAACTCTTTCTTTCCCAGAATCTCGATAATCTCT